TTCTGGTGTTCAAATGGTGCGAAGAACAAGTCTCAACCGCGGAAGTGCTGAAACTGTCCATCCGGAAGCCTTTGTTTGGACATCGGCGAGGAAAGACCGTCTTCCTCGTCTTCATGAACTCTAGAATCCCCAACTGACGCTTTTTTGATATGCCACGCAAACCAACATCTTTAATTCCACGGACGCACCGTGAACTGTGCGAAATAGCAGAACGTTGGCTCATTGGCAAATATGGATGCCGTATTGCTATCGCGGAACCAAATTGCATCATCACCACGGAACAACCGGATGCAATCGGATGGCATGGGCGGGTCAGCGTACTCGTGGAAGCAAAGACAAGCCGTTCTGACTTTTTGGCAGATGCCAAGAAGCCTTTTAGAGCCAACCCTCAAGATGGCATGGGCATCTACCGTTACTACATTTGCGAGCCTGATGTCATCACGATAGATGACTTGCCGGAGCGTTGGGGGTTACTCCATGTACTGCAAGGCGGCCGAGTGCGCGAGCTTCGAAGAAGTCAACGGTTTGAGGCGGATCGCGCCGAAGAACTAAGTCTCCTGACAGCCTGTCTTGCTATTCATAAACCTCTGAAAATTAGATCATCTATCAGTAGGAGAGTTTTTCAAATCGGAAAGGAGGATATTGCCTGATTATGCCTACAAGATTGATCAGAGAAGGTATTCTGACTTCCGAGCGCGTCGCCTCCCTTTCGTGGGAGGCCGAGGTGTTCTACCGACGCCTGATGTCTGTGGCAGACGATTACGGCCTTTATGACGCCAGGACGCCCATTCTCCGTTCTGCGCTGTATCCTCTCCAACTCGACAAGATGAGCGAGTGCAATATTCAACGCTGCCTCTCCGCGTGTGAGGCCGCGGGGCTTATTCTGCTTTATTCTCACAATGAGAAGCCATACTTGATGATTCTGGGGTTCGACCAGCAGGGGAAGACTATGCCCAAATGGCCTCTTCCGAACGGTTACGAAGTGCTGAAAGTCTCCGAGAAGAAATACGAATTGAGGAAATTCGTAACAGGTCGTAACGATTCGCCTCAACCCGTTACTTATGCGAATGCGAATGCGGATGCGGATGCGGATGCGGATAAACAAAAAAATAATGCAGGGGGAAATAACACGGTGGATTGTAGCGAGCCGACCGCCGCTCCTGCACTGCCTGCCTCCCCAGAGGTGGAAGGGCAGTATTCCGAAAAACGAACAGAAAGGCCGCTCCCTGCCCGTTTTGGCTCCGAGTCGGTAAGTTGTGCCGTCGGAGCGAGAAACAGCCAGCAAGGGGCATCACAGGCTTTTACAGGGCCATTCCCGGAACGTGAACGGCTCAACGATGTCCGAGGAATGCGTTGCGCCGACAATCACGCGGATTTTGGAGCATCCCCAGATGCGGCCCGGTTCCTGACAGCTTGCCTTGAAATCAACCCCTCATGGGGGCGGACGCTTCCAACACCGGTTGAGCAGGCCGCCGCGCTTGAGGCGTACCGGTCAGCCAAGGGCCGCGTGACTCCGCGGGATATGGAGATGTTGAAGGCTTATTACCAATCGAATCTGACTGAAGACAGCCGCCGGAAACCGTTCTGGAGGCCAGACAGCCGCCGGAGGTTCTGGGAGAACTTCGGAGACGTCATCACTCATGCTGACCGCTGGGCTAAAGAGACGCGCTGGAAGCCGGCATCCGCCCGGAAAAAGCCGGTTCCAGAAGAACCTCGGCAGCCGGAAGGGCCGGTTGTGGATCTCAAAACAGCCGCCGATGAGTTGAGCGGGTTCAAAACTGAAATGGGGTGGAGCAATGATTAAGCGCCCCCCCGGAAACTCGTACAAGCCCCGGAAACTCGTACAGGCCCCCGCCCATGCCGGGCGGGGGGGGCAACGGGAAAATCAGCGTGGGAGATTTTTTGTCGTCCCCCGTTCCATGATGAGCCTCATCAAAAGGCACATGGGTTCCGGAGGGGCGGGGTGGGAATCAAGCCACCTCCAGACTGTCAAATGAGTCACGCCGATCACATCAGCGGCCCGGTTCACGGCCGCGGTTTTGCTGTTCAACTTGTGCGAGGTTTTCAAAAAGTCTAAAAATTGAACCAGCGTTTTGACTTCCGGCCCTCTCTCACCCTCAATGGAGGCCCCATAAGACCGGACGCCATCCCCGTCCCCGGTTTGAGGCGAAAAAATAAAACCATTCTCTTCAAGCTTCATCCTTAAGAGCGATTTTAAATCGTCCTGTTTTTTTTCTGAAAGCCACGATGAAAATGAAATATAAAGAGTCACGTCCAAATCATCGTAGCTTTCAACGTCGTCAACCTCTTCACTCCATTCAGGATCTTGAAAAAGCAACACAACCCCGCCGTCATCAAGGGCGTTAACCTCAACTTCCTCTCCGTCAATGTCATCAGATTCAATCACAACGTTATCACGCACCAGCTCCGTTTCAAGTTCACGGCTGATGCGTTCCAGTTTAGCTTTAATTTCTTTGGTTACTTTCATTTTTTTGATTGGTTTGATTTTCAGGCTTTAGCAGTTACGAAGCGATTTTCAATGCAGAACCAGGTGGGGAGGGTCAAAAAGCAATCGCCCGCCCAGACTCCATCTTTTAGAAGTTCAATTTTTTCAACGAGGCTTTTTGGAATCCAATGGTAAGAGGAGCCACCGCAGCTGTAGTCCGTGTCAATCTGGATGGCTTTTTCGGATTCCTTGGACACGATGGCGCGCACCTTGGAAAGCTTCCAGCTGGGCTTTATTGAGGAACCGAGTTTAGCTTCATCAATGCTTAATTTGTGGGTGATGATCATTTTCTTTTTCTCTTTCTATTGTTAATGTTTCCGGGGCTTCCCCCTCTCAACAAAGACAAGATACTATCAAATTGATAGTGCGTCAACTAAAAAACAGATTTTTTTAACGCGGAAGAATTTTTTTCAGCCGTCGCAAAAACTGACAAAGCCCGGAATTGACAACGCATTTTTCAGCCGATTAAAATTTTTCCAGCAGGAAAACGAAGAAGACAACCACGAAACGAAAGACAGGCAGGCCGAGCATCTATTCCGAAACGCTTGCACAAGAAATTCTAGAACGGCTCGCCTCCGGGGAAACCATGAAGTCCATCTGTTCTGATTCCAAGATGCCAACTGTTTGGACGGTTTGGTATTGGCGGGAAACCAAGCCGGAGTTTTCAAAACTCATTCAGCGCGCGCGGGAAATCCAATCAGAATCAATGCTGGACGAATGCACGGCGCTTTCAGATAAGGCCGCGGAAGTCGCTCTTGATGAGAAATGCGGTTCCGCGGCCGTGCAGGCGAAAAAGATTGCTATTGAAACACGGCTAAAAGTTGCGGCCCGGTTCGCCCCGGAAAAATTCGGAGACAGGGTAAGGCAAGACGTTGCCGGGGTTCCCGGAGCGCCGCTTGAGCGTAAAATCACGCTTGACCCTGACCAGCTGGCCCAGCTTCAGGAGGACGAAAAAAAAGCGTTGGAGACGATCGCCGGAAAGCTCCAGCGCTAAACCGGAAAGATTATGAGACTCCCGGTCAGTTTTTTTCTTAGGCATGTTTTGGGCCTTGATCCTTATCCGTGGCAAACGGAAGCGATTAAGGCTTTATCGCTTGGAAAAATAGCTCTGGGAGGAAAAAGCGTTGCTCTTGTCGCTCCCAATGGTTCCGGGAAAACAAGCAATTGCATAGCCCCATCCATCCTCTATTTTCTGACCATATTCCCGCGCGGACAAGTCGCCGTAACGTCCTCATCTTGGCTTCAAGTCGAAAAACAGCTTTTCCCGGCGTTGCGCCGGTTCATGGACAACCCGTTTTTTTCAGGCTGGACGTTTAACAAAACAGAAATCAGAACACCGGAAGGGGGCTTCGTGCTGGGTTTTTCGACTGACAACGCCGGACGCGCGGAAGGATGGCACCCCAAGATTTCACCAGAAATAGACCCGGTTTTTTATGTTCTCGACGAAGCAAAAACAATCCCGGATTCCATCTTCACCGCCGTTTCCAGGTGCACTCTTTACCACGCCTTCATCACGTCATCACCTGGGGCGGATTCCGGAACCTTTTACGATTGCTTTCACAAAAATTCGCCCTATTACTACAAAATCCGCGTCAAATATGAGGATTGCCCTCATATTGAACAAAACGACCCCGGGAAGGCTGAACGCCTTAAAAAAGAATATGGCGAAACATCTTCATTTTATCGTTCAGCAATCCTGGGCGAATTCACAGACCTTGAAGGCCAATCCGTGATTTCCCGCCGCGCCGTCATGGAGCTGATCAATAACCCGCCTCCGTTTTTGGACACGGGCGAAGTGTGCGGCGGCTTTGACTTCGCGGCGGGCGGCGATGAAAATGTTTTTGCCGCCGGAAAAGGCAACCGGTTTTTCATTGCCGACCATTGGTCGGATCCGGACACCGTAGGAGCCCGCGGACGGTTCCGGCGAAAAGCCTCTGAACTTGGGATCCCGGCGGATCATATTTTCGCAGACGGCGATGGGCTGGGCCTCCCCATCATTGACGACTTCCGCGCCGAAGGCTTCCCGGTTCATTCATACCGGGGCGGGTTCCCCGCCAGCGAACAAAAAGCGTTTGTCAATTTACGAGCCCAGGCATGGCGGGCGCTGGCCCGCGCCATTGAAGAAAAAGAACTCATTTTGGACGTGGATGAAGAGACGATTGAACAGCTGGTCGCCCCGCGCCTCCAAACAGACGCCATAGGGCGTGTGAAGATTGAATCCAAGGAAGATATGATGAAGCGGGGCGTTCGTTCGCCTGACCGTGCGGACGCTCTCGTCATGGCGTGGCATGCGCGGCGAAATTGTGGACTGGTTCAAAATCTGGGTTGGTGGTATGACAGACGGCCCGCCAAAAAACGCGCCATCGGAAGATATTAGTGCTTTACAAAATATCAACATATCTATATATATTGATACGTAAATGTAAATCGCAGGGTGGTGAAACGCTATCACGCGGGGTTCCTGTCCCCGAATAGGAGGTTCAATTCCTCCCCCTGCAACCAAACTTTCTTTAAACTCAGGTTCAACGCCATCCGAAACATCATCAACGCTCCCAAGCTGGTTGTTCAACAGGAAACCAGAATCAAAGAGCTTGAAACGGATTTAGCGCGGAAGACTTTGACGAATCAAAGCCGGATTCCTGGGCGTCCTCAATGGTTTGAATATTGGGATCCGTTGCAGGGCGCGGACATGGAAACGCTGGTGGAGGCGCGAAATGAAGCCCGGCGCGGAGCCTACGCGCGCCAGATGCTTATCTGGGACGAAATTATTTATTCAGACGGAATGCTTGGAATGCTCTTTTCTCGTCTCATCGAGAGCGTTTCAATGCAGGGGTGGAAGATTGATTCAGCGAATGACAGCCCGGAGGCTCAGCGTCAAAAGACTGCTCTTGAGGAATTTTACAATTCCATCACAGGACTTCAAAAGGCTTTTGGTCAGCTCTCCACGGCATTATTTTACGGCTTCTCTCACCTGCAATTCATTGAAGACTCCTGGGGTCGAAGATTTGAGTTTATTCCGCAGCGCTATTGGGTGCGCCCCGGTGAACTCAACGAGTGGCAATTCAATCCACAATGCCACATCGGCGTTGATTCCGGAGAAAGTGTTGAAGATGAAACGCTGGTTATTCTTGAACACAAGAACCCCATTCTTTTTCCGGCATCAAGGGCGTCTTTTGAACGGAATCATGCAAAAATGATTTGGGGCAATCACATGGATCGTTACGGATCCTCGCCCGCCATCATCACGGCTCCGGAAAACGCCAGCGCCGCGGTGATGGACGCTCTTGAAAAAGCCTGTGAAGAGCTCAAATCCGGCGGATCTATTGTGCTGCCTCCCGGATGCACCGCCGAACCGCTCAAGGCGTCCAACATCAGCGAAAACTATTTCATTTCCAGAATTAATATGGCCGATAAAGACCAAGTGCGCTTTGTGATGGCGGGCACCCTGACTGTTTTGAATGAGTCAGGTTCCGGAACGCTGGCGGGGTCGGCTCATACCGACAGCTGGAATTCAGTAGTTTCCGCGGTGTGCTCCAAAGTTGCCGAAGCGTTCAACGCAGTCATCAACCCGTTGATTCTTGGGGACGTTGAATATCTGGCCCGCCTCAATATCACTTTTGACACCGTCCAGACGCCGCTCCAAAAGGCCGAAGAGATCGCCGCCCTCGCTGATGGAGGGGTGCGGTTGGACAAGGCCGAAATTGAAGAAAAGATCGGAATGTCTGTTGAGGATGCGGACGCTCCGGAGCCGATGACGTCAGCAGTCAACCGTGAACCCGACGAACCCGGCATCCCGCCTGATGCTTTTGAACAGCTCCAACAAATCATCTACAACGGTTTAATCAAAGGATTCAGCGATGATCAGTTCAAAACAAATCAATAACCTTGATTCTGCTCCCGGGAATGGATGGTTCCACATCGAAAAAAGTGGGGATCATGAAGTTGACTACGGCGAAGGCCCATCAATTTTAAGGATTGATGAAGAGGCCATTGAAGCGATGGTTGCTGAATTCAATGCACGCACCTTTGACGGCCCAGGAATGTTGATTGATGGGGATCATTTAAGCCATGACCTATCACGAGACACCCGCGCCCTTGGGTGGCTGAAAAGATTGGACACCTACCAAGACCCTTCCGGATCGGTGGAGCTTTACGGATTCATCGAATGGACGCCGCGCGGCCGGAAGATGCTTGAGGATAAAGAATATACCCAATCATCAACAGAATATAACGAAGGACTTAAATTCAAAGAAGGCATCTATAAACCTTCAAAACTGACCGGCTTTGCCCTGACCAACCGCCCCAGAATCAAGGGGAAGCGTCCGTTGGTAAATAGACAGACTTCCCCCACCTCCACAGGGGCCGGGGATGAAAACAAAAGCCCCGCAGGAGGGGAAACAACCCAGAAAAAAGACATGGAAAACGAAGAAAGAGAATATCCGTCCACGGAGATGGATAAGGCCCAGCGGGCCCTGTTTGACTCGTTGCTCGATAAATTGGATGTCGAATTTGACGGCACCGATGACATGAGCCGGGCCATCTTGGGACGTCTGGATGAACTTCTTGCGCTGGAAAAGCGTGAGAAAGACCACGTGAATTCCGAAGTTGAAGACGCCGTCAGCACGTATGAAAATGCGTTGGACGAGGAAGAACGGGAGGAGTTTACGGAAGAACGCCGGGAAGAGCTGAAAAATTCTCTTCGGGAAAGCCCCGCTGCTCTGAGCGCTTTTGTACGGGCCTTGAACCGTCAGGCCCCTCCTAAGCCTCAGGACACTCCGGAACCTAAAGAGCTTCCAAAAAGGAAGCCTCTTAACCGCCGGGTTACTCAAAATCCGCCGAATCCGTTCATGAAAAAGGAATCCATTGACGGGTTCACCAACCGCGTTAATGAACTCATGAAGAACGGAATGAAGCGCTACGATGCTTATCAAAAAGCAACCGAGGAAGGCTTCATTGTCGTCAACGAACGCTAATTATTAACTATTAACTAAAAAACAATGCCATCCATCAATATCACTCAAACGGATGCCGAAGTCTACTTCAACGCCCCGGAAGGCGCTGATTTATCGGCCTTGGAAGGTTCCGTGGTTTCTTTGACCGGGAATCCCGCTATTCCTGAATTAGTCGGCAATCCTCTGACGGCCCTTCCGACTCAAAGTCAGCTTCTTGGGCTTGTCACTCAAATTCAGCCGGATAGGGGCACATGCTGCGCCGTTTTGGTAGGCATGTACGCCGGACTGGTCAAGGCGTCTCTCTCTGAAACGCCCGGCACAATAAGCGTTGGAACTCCCCTGACTATTACAGCAAATGGGGCGTGGAAGGCCGCCGCCAGCGGTGACACCGTATACGCTCGCGCGATTCACAATCTATGGGAGCCCGGCAAAGTTGAAATCGGGTTTGTGGCGCCTTATCAGGCTTAATATCAATTCTAATTTTTAGAAAGACAATCAATCAATGGCTAATCTATTTTATTCGGCGGTTCAGTTTACGGATGTACTAACATCATTTTCCGTTGGCGCGGGAAATACGGAAAGAGATTCTATGGTGAACCGGATCGCCCCGCTCGTCCCTGTGTACGATGTTTCATTTCAATATATGGTGTGGGACACACCGGCCGCTTTTACGGTCGAACCCATCCAGGTGGCGCCCGGTGAACCTCCCCGGCAAACCTCAATGCTCGGAAAAACTGAAACGGACACTTTACAGGGATATGCTCTCACTGATCCGATTCCAGATATTTTGTTGGGGACGAATAAAGAAAAGGCTCAAGCGATTTTGTTATCTCATGCCAAATTCCTTGAATCTAAATTCGTGACGTCTTACGAATATCAGCGCGCCAAACTTATTGAAAGTCAGGTTCCAGCGGCTTCTGGTTATGGAGATTGGGACAATCCTGAAAAAGATCCTATCGTTGATTTGAATAAAGCTCTTCGGACCATCAATGCAACGGCAGGGAAAATGCCAAATACAATTGTATTTGGTATGAGCGCCTGGTCCAGGCTTCGCGAAAATCCAAATGCTAAAAAACTCGTATCGTTTAACAGCGTTGGGGCGTTTAATGAGGCTCTTTTGCAGATTGCTTTGCTCAATCCTGTTGATGAAATTTACCTCAATAAAATGCCGTTTAGAGATTCATCAGGACAAGGCAAAACAATCATGGATGATGACGTCTATATTCTTTATAAAGAAGATTCTCCGACGCAATTTGACGCATCGGCAATTAAGACGTTCGCTCTTAATGGTCAATTTAATCGTGAAGTAACGACGGAATATTTCCCGACCAACAAGGAAACCAAGGTGACCAACCGGGTTTATTCGCTGACGAAGTTGACCAATCCCGGAGCAATCATCCGCATCAATACGGCGTCAGCCGCTTAACCCCTGAAACCGCCTCCATTATGACAGCGTTTCCCGCATGGTCTCCAATTACCACGGATGAAGCCGACCGGCTTCTTGGCCTCAATACCGCGGAAAGAGATTCCCTTGTAAGGGCCGGGGAGCAGAGAAGCCTTGATTATCATGGCGTCATGATGGAGGCGGTGAATGATGTTTGTGTAGCCATCCGCGGGGCGTTGGCTAACAACCTCGCCCTGCGTCAATCCCTTCAAAACAGCGGGACTCATGATATTCCGCAAAGCATGAGGGCGTTAGCGTGGCCTTTAATTATCCGGCAACTCTACATCCGCTATCAAATCAACCTGACCGAAACGCGCCAGAAGGCCGCGGAATCCGCAGATGAAATGTTGAGCCTTTACGCGCGCGGGGAAAGACTCCCTGAAAGCGTGGATGGCTCCGCTCCCGCGGATCCGGCCTACATGATGCCCCGCTACACGCGCCGCCCATGGTTCAATCCAATCAGAAGCACGTACCGATGATAACCGCAGCCCAAAGGGAGATGATCGCCAATGACTACGCCGAACGCGCGTTTTTCGTGTCCGGTGTGGAACCCGGCGTCATTTTGTCGGATTTTGAGGACAAGGCCCGTAAGGTGACTTCCGGGGCGTTGAGCTACGAGGAAGCCCAGCGGGCCATCCGGGAAATGTTGAGGAATCAGGGCTATGAACCGCCAGTTTTAGGTGAAGGAGGCATTCAGGATTTGTCCTCCTGGGTCAGGATTCAGGTAGTCATTGAAACGAATGCCGCCATGGCCCACGGATTCCGGAACTGGTACAGCTGGACACAGGATGAAGACACGGCCGCCTTTAAATTTTACCGCTCCCAGGGACGGGAAGACCCGCGTTATTGGGCTGAACGTTGGAACAGCGCTCGTGTAGGTTTGGAAGGAGAAGCTACGGAGGCGGTATCTTCCGGCTTCATCCGCGGTGATGTGGTGGGGTATGCTTTGGCCAATTCCGACATATGGATTAGGCTTTCTCGGTTCGGCACCCCCTACCCTCCATTTGATTACCTTTCCGGAATGAACATCGCCCCCATAGGTGTTGAAGAGGCGCGTTCAGCCGGTCTTGATGTTTCCCGCGTCAAACCTGCTCCATCAAGCTTCAACTCGACGCTGGAAAGCAACGCCAAGGGAGTTACTAAAAAGAATGCCGATAAAATCCGCCGGATCCTGAAAGACGCCGTGCGGATGGAAAAACAGGAGGACGGCAACACCACGTTCATCTACACTGACCCAAACGGCACCCGGCCTTATTCTGATGCCGGGCTTGCTGATTTGCTGAAAGGTGATTTTCCGGAAGAAATCCCCTTGAGGCAGGCGGCGGCCTTTCGGCTTGGTATGGCAGGCGGCGCGGTTGTTGGCACCCTTTCCGCTCTCTATCTGGAACGTCTGATTGACAGGTTGTTTTCTGAAAAAGAGGGCGTCTGGTATGCGCGCCCCGCTGACGTGGCGTCCGCGCCGTCTCTGACCTTCATTCCCGTTTCCAAGGTTGAGGAAGGGGATTTTACCTACCCCCTTCAATCCGGGCACGTCAAAAAGGTGGAAGACATTGCCGGAGCGCTTGAAGTGGAAATATCAACCCCCTATGTGTTAGCGTCAAAATGGGTATAGCCGTTCACATTGATCAATCCGAGATTGACCGCGCGTTTGCCGATCTTTCGCCTTCAACGGAACAGCACAAGGTGGGGATTCGCAAGGCTGGGGTGGCTTTAAGCCTGCTGATTCAGAAAACCCTTAGGCAGCAGGGCAAGGATTACTATGACGGCGCGGCAGATGCCACCAGCATGGAAGAATCATCAGAGGGTGTCACCGTCTCCATCGCCTGGCGCGGCATCGGCATTCATTGGGTGGGAACGCAGCGTTATCTTGGCGGCCCGCTCCGTCCCACGGGGCGCACGTCTGAAATCACCGGACGGCCTATTAAAAATCTTGCTATACCGACAGCAAACGCCCCCCGCGGGCATGGTGATTTCAGGAGCATCTACAGCGCCGGATTCCGTCAGGATGATTTGGAGTTCATCCCCTCCAAAGGAGGAGGGAGGGGCGGCAATGTTACCGGCGTTCTCGTCCTCAAAACGGCCCAATCCTCCACCGGGAAAAAAACGGCGCGGAAGCTTTTCAAGAAGGGCACGAAAACGGGGGATGTCCTCTATGTACTTTGCCGTGAAGTTACAATCCCTCCAACCCCGGGGATTTTGCCTGCCATTGATGAAATGGCAAAGCACGCGGCCGAAAACTATCTTTCAAACATCGGAAAATCATGAACCCGTCTATTGATCAGACCTTGAGCCGCCGCATCATTGAGCGGCTGAAAAACATTCAGGAATTGGGATGCCACGTGTTTGAACAGCCCTTTGACCCCCAGTTCGCCGCCAACGACATCATCATGTCGTCTATGGGCAACAATGGGGTTGTGCTGGTTTCTCCGGGAGATGCGGAAGAATACCAGGACGGGCACGGGCAAACGGCGGTTCCAACTATGTGGAGGCAGTTTTTTATCATTGCGGCCATCTACCACAACGCGGCCCTGTTCCCCGCGGAATGCCTGACGCCGGATTTTTATTTAAGAAAGATTGGCGATGAAATAGAACTGGCGCTTTGGGACTGGAACCCGTTTTACTTTGCCGCCCCTGCCATGATGAAGCCCAAGATTAAAGGCCGTTTTTCATCTTCCGCTATTATCGATGGCGAAAAGCGGCAAATGAACGTTTTAACCGTGGACTACCGCGTTCCGGTTAATATCAACATTAAATCACACCCTAAATTTAATGAGCAGAACACCAACAATTAAAAAGAAAGCGCCGGAAACGGTGAAAGCGCCGGAAACGGTGAAAGCGCCGGAAACGGTGAAAGCGCCGGAAACGGTGAAAGCGCCGGAAACGGTGAAAGCGCCGGAAACGGTTTCCGTCCGCGTCATCCGAACCCGCGCTGAACTGGATGGCGGGCTTGTTTTGAGCCTTGCCATGAAAACCGACACGCCCAATATTCCGGCGCCCATTGCCGAAGCGTTAAAAACCCTGAACCTGATTGAAATCCATGACTAAACCAAACACTATTGCAGAACCTGAAAAAAAGACGGAAAATGCCGCCGCCATTGATACGAAAATTCGCATCATGTCAAAAGAGCTTTTTATTGGAAAATCTACGTTCTTGAAGGGCGCGGAAATTCATGTTAAAAAAGAGCTTGCCGATAAACTGGAAAAAGACGGCAAGGCAATCATTATTTATTAACCATCTAACTTTTTTAAGCATCAGGGCAACCACATACGAACCTACTTTCATCAATCGAAACGTAACGCCCCAGATTACCGGCGTGCTTGCCATTTTTCTTCCGGACGGCATCAAAGTAACCGAAGACGGGGGGACGTCTTACATCACCGGCCCCAACCAGTTTCCGACGCCTCCGGACATGCCCCCGGTAGATCCTACCGCCGGGCCGGAAGCTCCCTGGGTCAGTTTTGGCCTTCTCGGAGCCTTCCAATCCGTCGCTACACAGGTTGAGGGCGAAGTCACCCGCTTTTACGGCGGGGCGCTTGGTTATCGTGTGCAGCGAAAGAACACGACGACCGGGAAGCGCATGACCTTCACAACGCCGGATATGTCCCCGGAATCCTTCCAGCTTTCCTTTGCGCTGGGGGCACCCCCGTCCAATGGCGAAGAGTCAACCACAATCGGCCATGGCGGAGACAATAAAATTGAAGGCTATCTCCGTTTCTGGTATCAAGACGACGTTGGCACTATTTATTTAGCCGGTACGGCACACGGAGCGTTGCGGCTATTGCAAGATCCGGAACACACCACGGCGATTGCGTCGCGTCAGTTTGAATTTGAAATGGACTACCGCGGGAAATACCAGTTCACCCCGTCCAATGTTCAGGATGTGGTGACTAGCACATCCCCCGGATCCTGATTGTTTAACCATGGGGGAGCGACTCGCTCCCCCGCATCCCCTCCTTTTTTTCAGGCAACAAGCGGGCCAGTATAATATCAAGACGGTTACGGGGCTTAACCAGTCTCTCGTGATTCGGCTGTTGGATTTTCAGGGCGACCCCGTAGATATGAGCGGCATCACCCTCCGCGGTGCGGTGCGCCTCAAGAGCGGCGTTTCAGAGTTCGGCTTTTCCCGTGATGTTGAAGGCAACAGCGTGATTTCATGGGAATCCGTTCCCGCCGGAATGTGGGCCTACGATCTTTTCATGGACGACGGGAAAGAAGAAAAGCCGCTGCTTTTCGGAACCTTCATTTCATCCGGGCGGGTGACGCCGGATTTGCCGGATGAACAGCAGGCCGTTGCCGGGGCTGTGTTAGTCCAGCTTCCGGAAAAAACCGGATGCGTGCAAATCGTTCTTAACAACGCGTCAAGTGCTGCCTGGTATGCCGAACAGGCTAAAAAATACGCCGAAAATTTCGGCTTGTCCGTGGGAAAAGTCACCACCGGAGAGCCCGGCACGCCAGCGGCCGCGGAAGCCGTCCGGGGAGAGGAACCCGGTTCATACGTCCTTTCATTTACGATCCCTCAAGGCCCGGAAGGTCTGCAAGGCCCGGTTGGCCCCCAAGGAGAGCCCGGCCCTCAAGGAGTTCCGGGCCCAACAGGCCCGCAGGGGGCAACAGGGGAACAAGGCCCGCAAGGGCCCAGGGGGGAACAGGGTGAACGCGGCCCGGAAGGCCCTCAGGGGCCGCAGGGCGAAACAGGCCCCCAGGGCCCGGCGGGGCCTGTTGGGCCTCAAGGCCCGCAGGGAGAAAAAGGGGATGCGGGCGATGTAAATGCGGATTCATCCTACATTTGGATTCAACCACAGACTTTTACCGGAGCCATCAACGCCAACGGGGGCATCAACATTCCTCTTGCCGTGGGGGCGCCAACAGAAACGGCGGCGGTCAATCGCCTGTACGCTGCCGGGCTGGCTGCCGTGACGGAGGCGTTTTCTCCGCAAAGTTTCCTTTCAAGCTTCACCCTGTACGGCGGGAGCGTCGCCGTAGATCAGACGGTTCCCGGCCAGATGTGGAAACTCCGCAAGACGTCCGCAG